CTTAGCTGGTTCTCCTGAAACCGTTTACACAAATGGTGTAAGAGTTCGGGTGAACCGCCATGGGCTACCTGTGATTATACCTTATGGCTTACGTATCCTTTTGGGAACGTCGGCCGACAAGGCTTTAGTCACTAGATTAGTTCTAACCTGTTTATCGATATTCCGAACTTTTCCTACTAAGGTTAAACCTTCATTGGATTCTATTATAGAACCTTTTAATGGTTTAGTCCGTACCTTTGCTTGCAAAGGAGTAGTTAAAAGATTTGCGGGACATTCGAACATTGGTTTTGGTAAAATTAGTGGATTCATTTCTGAATCTGCTGGTCCGATTTCCAAACGAGCTACTTGGGGTTCTGGTGTTGATGCTATTGCATTACTCCTTTATCCTTGGGTTGCGTTTAGTGTCGTGCGAGTTTTGATAGCTCAAAGAGCTTATCTTTATCTCGCCTCACTTGCAAGCATATGGTTCTTGATAGGACCAATATATCTTGTTTCGTATGTAATCGGAATCCAACCGAGAAATCCTATCGGTCGGTTATCTGTTGTTTATGATCAAGCGGGAAAAGCCCGGATTGTTGCCATAACTAATTGGTGGATTCAACTTTGTTTGAAACCTCTCCATGATTCTATTTTTAGATTCTTGGAAACTATCCCACAAGATGGGACGTTCAATCAGACAGCTCCATTAGATAAACTTCTATTGGATTGCAGTCCAGACAAATTCTCCTGCTTTGATCTTACAGCAGCAACTGATCGACTTCCAGTTGATTTACAAATCACCATCCTAAATAATTTAGGTGTTGATGGAAACCTCTGGAGGGATCTCCTAAATATACCTTGGTCATTCCAGGGGAAAGACGTGTACTATTCTATAGGGCAACCTATGGGAGCTTACTCTTCTTGGGCTATGTTAGCTTTAACTCATCATTTGATAGTTAAGTTAGCCGCTCATAAAGGGAAAGTCGAAAACTTCATTGATTACGCGGTGCTTGGTGATGATATCGTTATTAAAAACGATATTGTTGCCGAAAAGTATCTCGAATTAATGGAATTATTAGGAGTTAAAATTAATCCTTCAAAATCCATAATATCTAACGATTTATGTGAATTTGCGAAACGGTTAGTTACGCCTACGCACGATATATCGCCGATTGGTCCAGGAGCAATCCTGTCAATTACGAGAAAACCTGCGTTAATTGGAGCATTCTTTCACGAGTTAACTTCCAAATCATTGGTTGTATCTTCTGAAACTGTTCGTGATCTGTTACAGACCTTACCTATTAATAATAGTGAAGCTCTGTATACAGCTTTATGGACATGTTTTGGAGTGAAAGGACTTCTTAATGGATCCGCACAACAACTGGAGGCTAAAGCCTTGAGTTGGATTACCTACGGACGAAGTATTGACCCTTTCTTGTTCCAATATGCTCTTCA